CTGCCTCCTCAAGAACAATGAATAGTCTCCTAACATTAATTCTATCGAATGCACTTGGCTTAGCTAGTAATGTTTTATCACCAAACAGAACAGTTCCTTGACCTGGGAAAGTAACAACTGGGTTTACACCCGTCTTGTATAATGCATCTCTTTCCGCTTGATTAGGGTTCCATGCTAGTTTAGTAACGTTACGAACATTACCTCTTGTAAATCCAGCCGGTGAGAACCATGCATCAGCAACTAAATCAGCGTTTGCTGTTAGTCCCGCTGTTGATCCTGCCGCACAAATCCAACGATATACATCATTGTACTTGTCATACACATATAAAGAACTCGAATCTGCAAAGCCATAAGACGTTGAAGTACATCCAGTTCTCCATGTAGCTACCGAAGTAGCTGGTGCCGCTGCGTTTACTGTTGCCGCTCTTTCAGGAGAGACAAAGCCTACCGCATCTTTTCTTGCTGCCGCTTGGGCAGTTATGTAATTACTTAACGTAATATTATCAGCAGCACTCAAACCTGAGTTTGCTTGGAATATTAAGTTAACATCAATAGTTTCTGCATCAGCAAAATATGCATAACCAGCAGTTGTTTCACCTACAGTCAACACATTATCATCTATGCCACCACTTAAATCGACGTAAAATGAAGCTGTTGTTGTAAATGCTTGACTTGTTGCTGAACTACCAGCATCTGTCAAAGCTGCCGCATGATTTCCAATAAAGATCCAATCTGAACCTTCATTGATTACATCTTTATAGTATAATGTAGAACCATCTGATGATTTAACATCACTGGCTTGTGACAAGTAAGTCCAATATTCAAGTACTGTTCCTTCTGTACCCGTTATTGTACCATCTACGTCATACACCCATAAGTGAATTTCATCATTTGAACCACCAACCGCAGCTGCTCCCGCAGATGTTCCTGGTGCTCCTTCTACATTTTCTAATTGCCAGGCTGTGCCTGTTTGTGTTGCCGTAAGAACCGAAACTCCTACTGCATTACCTATAACACCAGGATGACGCGCTTGTGTCCAGTCCGCTGCCGCTGGTGTTTGACCGTCAAAGACAGTCTTATTTTGTGTTAGAATACCAGTACCTGACACTGTCGCGTTACGTGCTGATGTTCCAGTAGCTCTGACTACCTTTAAATTGTTGCCATAGCTCAGAAATTGGGCTGCCGATAGAACACTTTCGAACGTGTCCGCATTGGGCTTACCAAACTTCTCAACCAATTCTGTTTCCGATGTTACAGTATGGACTTCATTAACAGGACCCCACTGGAATGCTCCAGCCATGGCTCCTATAGTCGATGATACTGACGGAACGACATTGGTCAAATCGATTTCTTTTACCTGTACTCCAGGCGAAACTAGATTAGCCATCTAAACTCCTTCATGTTAATTATAAGATTTATCATAATAAGGTTTTTCTCAATATACTTATTTATACTTATTTAAATCTATAGGTTTCCCACCCTACTCCGAACGGATGGTTACCCTCTTCTCTTTCAGGCATAACACCTACTGGTATGACTTCATCTTCTAATTGTTTAACTTTTTCCTTATATAACATATGTTTCATGTCTACGTTTGTTGATTCTGCAAAGAATTGAGTAGATGTAAACCATCCAAACATCACTAAATTCATCATAAGATCATCATATGAGTTATGATCTGCCTGATAGGATGTACCTTTTGCTACAAATGTACTCATTTCTCTTATAGTTTCTTCATCTTTTATATGTAATTTTTTCTGTTGCATGATGTCTCTTATATTAGAACAGCCTATACGTTTAGTTTTAGCTGTCATTGTAACACCGATTGCATTCGCTTTAATCATAGACTCTACAAATACGTTCTCATATTCTAAGTCATAATATAAACCATTACATACAACTTGTCCTGCGTCATTCGATTCAACCACAACATAGGCTTCATTATAATGTGTAGCATATTTGTATATTAAATCAGGAAACAATAATGGACTAATCATATTATCACGGTACGTACATACTTGTACGAATGGGTTTACACTTACATCTATAATTGTAAATGTTGAATAGTCTTGTCCTCTACCTCTCGATACGTCAACAAACATATGATAATGATGGCCTTCTTCTGGATGGTCAAAGATTTTTACATTATTTTGTATTTCTAATGGATTTGTGGCTCTCAATGCTAATAATATATCAGCAGTAATTAATGTATTACCTGTACCGTGAAAACTATTACCAAATTCTTGGTCAAACTGAAGTTCAGATGTATTCTCAATAGTCATCTTCTTCCATGCTTGATCTCTTCCTGGTACATCCCACCAATCTACTCGAGTCGGTGTAAATTCATTTGTACCTTGTATTGCACCTTCATATAGTTTATGGAACATATTACCTATGCCATTGGCTGTAGATGTGATAATAATCTTAGATGTTTTACCAGATGAGATAACTGGATATGTTGATGTATAAAATTCTGCAGCATTCTCTACAAATGCAAACTCATCGAGGTATACAAGGTTAAGTGACATACCACGAATAGAGCTTGATGATGTTGCTGCTGCGATGATTCTACTATTATTAGAGAATCCTATAGATCCTTTATTGAGTGCAGTACATCCTGGTTGTAAAAAGAATGGTAGATTCTCTAACATCAGTGTAATACGTGCTAACATCTCTCGTGCAATAGCATTCTTATTTGCAAGTATGCCTACAACTTGTTCGCCAAAGAATATAGCATACCATAGAAGATACGCGACCACACCAATGGATTTACCACTCTGGCGGCATGCTAGAACTATATTAAAACGATTATCCGTAAATGTATCAAACATTTCCTCTTGATACGGGTATAGGTCAAAGGGTATTAAACCTTTGTCGAGGTGGATTACTTTACAATACTTGCGTGCGAAATACTTAGGGTCTTTCAAACACTTTGCGTATTCTTTTAATTCCTCTTTAGTCCATGGATGTTCTACATCGGCACCCCGAACATTCGGATTGCCTAAGTAGTTAGTCTCTCTCATTTATCAAATAAGTCCGGTTCTGTTTCTATTACTTTTTCATCACGTAACATCTTCTGTAGCTCTGCTGTCGAGCCAATAAAAACATTATTGTTTGTATTTGCAGGCACAAGAGTATCATCTACATCCTGTTCCTTTTTACTTTTGTGAAGTTTAAGAATCTTTTCGCCTATCTCAGCGTTATTTTTGATTAGTTGACCTAATACTTCGAATGCCCGTGGGTGCTCTGACTCACGTGCAAGGTCTAACATAAGCTCAATTGCTTCATCTCCTTGCTCGGCTAAATCATAAAATTGTCTTCTAACTCTAAGATAATCAGAATCAACTTTATCTGTTGTGTTAGGTACTAGTTTCCGATTGTTCATAATATGTGTTCCATAAATCTAATACTCCTGCTGCTATCCTACTCTCTTCTTTATTACCACCAGTGTAGGGTATAGCAAGTTGTTCATTAATTAAAACTTGGTTGGCATCAACGATACCATCCTTTGTTGAGACTGAAATGGTTCCTAATATTCGTCCAAACTTTCCTTTCTTTTGTTTCTTAGTAATTAAAGTAAATTCACCATTAGCTTCTGCTAGTAATTCTTCTAATCTAGCTTTAGAGGCTTTACCCCACGATTTCTCAGCTAGGTTTCTTGTTCTACTCTCAGGTGTATCTATACCCATTAAACGAATCCTTTCTTTAATGAATATCTTAAATCCTAAATCTATCTCTGCATCAACGGTATCACCATCAACGACTCTTAATAATGTTGCTTTATAATTATACATAGTTATACGTCCGTGTCAAAAAAGTTAATGGTTTCAGTATATGGTTCTTTAAAACCGCCTGCGCCATCAGATGTTCTTGTACCATCTATTGCTTGTCTTTCAAATTTATGAGTAGTAGGATCAACATTCTCTGAATAATCAATTTCAGTATGAAGAATTTGTTTGCTCTTACCAATACCTCTATAATAACGAATTCGAGTTGAGAAATCTAATGTATATATAATAGCTCTCCTCGTAACTAAATCACCCTCATAATCATCATTTAGTGTAACACCCTCTAATACAATAGGAGTATCTGTTTTAATATCCATTGTAGGGATATCTTTTATTGTTACCGTATATTCCGGTTGGAACATTGGTAGAATTTGTTCTAGTAATTGTAGACCTTCATCTTGGGTTGCAGCCATAATATTTAATTCAAATCCAACTTTATAAACAGCGGGTGCACCCAATTTATTTAATTGTAGTGTGTCTCCTGTTACAACCTTTTTATAATTCTTATGTTTAGATACACGTGCATTCGCATCATATTCCATAGATGATATTTCAAATGATAACCTAGGTAAATTAATTGCTAACTTAGGATCGGTTGATTGTTCTGCCATTCTTGCCAATACTTTTTGGCGTGGGGCATAAGCTAAAGGAACCTTAATTTTTTGTAATACTTTACCAGCTGAATCTGTTTTGTGTACTTCTAAATCATTGAATAAAGATCCAAAGACAGAAACCATTCTACGGGTTGATTGATTATACCAATGATTAGCAAACATTATGGATCTCCGAACGGATTAGTTTCTGAGAAATCAATAATGTCATCACCTAACAATTCGAAATCATCATTATCTGCATATACACTAGCGTTATATTCAGTCTTAGTAGTACCTGTTAAGTCTACTGTAATTTGTCTTGAGCTACCTGATTTTTGTCCAACAAGAAGTCTTGTTGCATGTACTGCATTTTGCATAAATGTACCATCACCATTTGTTGATTGATGTGGGGATACAAGTGTAACCGTATATTCTGTAGCAGATACATATTCATATCCAGCAACCTTTGCGATTATATTAATAGCATCACCATCACCATCAACACTTCCTGTATCTTGATGGACATATTCTCCGATCTCAAAGTGATTAGTATCTGATGCGGCCGTAGTTGTATAAGACCAAGAGTTAGCATTTTTTAATTCTATATTATCTATCTCTGGAATACCAGTATCAAAATTCTGATCATTATATTCAAACAACTCAGCTGTTAGAGTGTATGTAGGTAAATCTTGTATTTGGAAGAATGGTAGTTTAGGTTCTACATATTTAATTTCAAATAACCTATCAGTCATTGTCATCCATATAAGATCACCTTCACCTGGCTTTGTAAGCAATTGATGACCTTGTTCTGTAGAAAGATTTGCACCTACGACATGTTGCCAACGTCTTTTAGGTATTACAAATGTACCTTGGTCACGGATCTCTAAACCAAATTTACCTAATAGATTGCCATCACCTTCAAATCCTTCGGTGTTCTCTATAAAACATTCTATTGGAAAAGCTTGACGATATTGATTATATGTTTCATTTAGGATTGCATCTTCGTATATCTGTTCGCGTGGAATGTATACTACATCTTGACCAAACATTTTAATGCTTTCAAGTACTAAATCTTCGTAAAGGTCCTGTTCAGATCGTACAGCACCGTTAAAATATACACTAGTTGCCATTTATTATCCCATTATGAAGTTGTCAGGAGTCATCCATGCCAACCTGCATTCTTCTTCTAATTCTTTTATTTCCTCTAT